TTGGATGGGGTGATCGTGTAGTTGCTGTTTGCAAGCCCGGGAATAGAATAGTTTCCACTTCCGTCCGCTGTCACTGTACCGCCTGCGCTACCTTCAAGAATCAAGTTATCGGCAGATTCAAGCAGGACGTTACCGCTTCCATCTTCTAGCTCGACCATCCCGACAGCATAAGTAATTGTCGTTCCGCCAACGCCTGCGTTTCCAGAGATAGAATAAATCGCAGTAGCAGTAAAATTAGAGAAATTGTAGTTACCACTAATTGTGGCAGTTTTACTTGTGGGAGAGAAAATATAACCTACAAGTGAGGGAGTTACGGTATATGTACCTGCAATCAACCCCGAAATTGAGTAATTACCGCTGCCATCTGCTGTCACGGAACCGGAAGCCGTTCCAGAATAAAAAACTGAGGCCCCTGCAACGCCCGCGTGGCCAGTGACCGTATAGACAGGAGTGGCGGTAAAATTAACACCCGTGATGTCGGAAGTGGTGATAGTCTCGTTCGTTGATGTCGGCGAAAAGGCGTAGCCCGTAAGTGTGGGCGTGATGGTGTAGGAACCCGGCGATAGATTGCCTATCGTATAGTTCCCGCTTCCGTCTGCGGTAGTTGAACCCGTAGCATCGCCACTCCAAGAGACTGTTGCTCCTGCTACGCCCGCCGAACCAGATATAGAAAATGTCGTTGCTGCCCAGAGAGTGACACCAACCATACCCGTAGTATTTGCGGTATCCTCTTTTATCGTCACGAAAGCATTCGTCACTTCTGACGAAAGGATGGCGGATTCCACATTGGCATAGTTGTTGCCTAGATGGCCCGAGCCGTCCAAGGTAGGAGTGACGGTCAGGATGTTTCCGCCCACCCAAGTTGATGCTACTCGGTCGGTTGAGCTACCAACCCCATGCGATACAAGCCCCGGATGTCCACCTGTGACGTTTGTATCCACAACACCCGCAATCAGAACCCCATTGATGAATGCCAAGATTAACGAGCCTGACGCCACAAGTCTTACTGTCTGACCCGGCGTGTAACTCACGCCACTTATCGTCACGATAGCGGTCGCACCACTTCTTAGGATGTAGAAAGTCGTGCCGTTATAGCCGCAGGTATAAAAAGCGGCTCCGTTTGATGAAATTCTTACAGCAGGACCAGACTGATAAGGAGCAGACGATGAATTCATCACGCATTCGGAGAATTGGTCGCTTGTATACGTTTGCCCATTCTCGTAGAGGGCGTTGAATCCTGTCCCTGCGGAAGCATAGGCTCCATTTGTCCCGTCAGATGCCCACGTTCCTACCGCTTGCGTGAAGTTTGCGGGAATTGAACCTTCTGTCAAAGTGTCGGAAGCCAAGGTAGTCGGAGCACAAAGAGGTCCAACTGTCCAAGCAACGTCGCTGTTCCCGTCGTCAGCGAGAACGATTACGGCTTCGGCTGCATGATTTGTTGAGAACGGAGACGTAACCCGATAAACATAGTTAGCGGAACTGCCCGCAATCGTAACATCAAGAGGAGCACTTGTATCCACTCCTGCTACATCGTAGTAATAAGCACAAGCATAGCTGTTGCTGCTTGCGTAGGTAATCGTGATGACGTTGTTCGCGTTGCCTTTGCAATTCTTCACGACATAGATTTGTTCGTTGTAGCGGCCAGCATAACCATTACCTGTGTAAACTTTTGTCGTGAAATCATTTCCCGCCGTGTCAGAGATAGAGGAAATCTGTCCCTGTCCATAGTAAGTCACACAGCATAAGACAATAGTGTTCCCTGACGCTTGGTTGTAAGCAGAGAGAGCAAGGGTGGTCGAACCTGTATTACCACCCGAAGCTGCGAGTGTGCGAGATATAGCCATGCTTATTCCTTATTGTGTGAAGACTTGAAGCTGGACGATTTCTGTATCGTTGGCAGTCGGCGTCAAACTGTAAGTCAAAACACAATCTGTATTAGTGATAGAAGAGACTACGAATGTTCCTTGTGGGTTGGTGCCGCCGACTTGGGTAGCAGTAATCCATAAAGGAGCAACAAGATACGGTTTTGGGAAGGTGTAGGTGACGGTTGGTGATGCCCCTGTTGAGACTGTTCCGTTCGTGATTGTAAACTGAATTGGAGCATTCGCACCCGCAACAGCCGTGATAGCTGCTGATGTGCCCCAACCTGCGCTAAGAGCAAGAGCGCCAGCAGTAAGTAAAGTGCCTGTCGCGGAGGCTTCGCCATAGACCGTAGGACCGTTGATAGCCGACGTTGTTGCTGAGAACGTGTTTCCGCCCAAATCCCAGAAGGAACCAGAGCCAGCAATGTTGTATCCTGTCGGCGAGCCGGTATGAACGAAATGGCAGCCGAGTGCTTTCACAACTGCTCCGGTTGTGGTGATATTATTACCACCACCGTAATTACCAAGGAAGTGAGCGCCATAGGCGTTCAAAATGACATCGGTGGCAGTGCAATCCCACCCTGTGTTCTGATAGTTGCCGCCGAACACATTCACAATAGAGTGTATGCCCAGTATGAGGCTTGCGTTTGTCGTGATGTAATCGTTGATAAGGTTGACGATTACACTCGTGCCGATAACGATGGGGCTGCCGACAGTGAAGTAAGCTAAGACGGAGTTGGAGATATTGTTGCAACCCTGACCGCCTGTCCCAATTCCATGGCAGTTTGTATTCTGAAAGTTCATCAAATCAAAATAGCCTTCGCCGCCAGACTGGTTCACAATGTAGCAGGAAGTGCCTGTGCTTGCATTGAGAGCTTGAACTTGGATTCCACGCATACGAAGCGAAGAACCTGCACCCCCGAATATGAACATTGTGTATCCACCCACAATCGGGATGTTCCCGAACAAGGATGTGAGGCGGAGGTTGTTTATCATTATGTCGGCATTGCCTGTTGGACCCCAACCGGTAAAAGTAGGTGATTTGTAGAAAATAGGCTGGCTGTTTCCAGTGACTCCTGCCGAGATTTGTGGATGCAAGATGAACAGTGTGTTCGTTGTTCCTGTGGCTCCGCAGAGGTCAGCCGTCTCTTTGATTGTGCAAGTGACAGAAGTCACAAACGGTGGAGAAGCGACGATGAAAACGCCCGGAGGTAGAGACAGAGTCTTGCCAACGGTCCACGCAGCAGTTGCTGCGGCATTGAAAGCAGCGCCGTTGTCCGTGCCAACAGCCCACATAGCAGTGCCAGATATATTCGCGTTGGATGTCGTGGAAAGAGTAATCTGCGTGGAACTCTGGCAACTCACTTGGGTAACGAGTCCGGTCCCGAACGGATAAGCGCCCGTCACAGCGTTGACAACAATCACAAGTTTCCCGTTATCTGCAGAGGAGAAGTTCCCAGTCGGAGAAGTGAGCAAAGCCGATCCGATGGATATTGTCCCGTCGCTGTTGAAGCGAGCGTCGTCAACAACGCCGTAATCAACGGCATAGAACACAGTCGGGTCGCCGATAGTGGCAGCATTCACGCGATAGCTTGTTCCCCCACGATTAACGAGAAGTTGATCCGCAGCTTGTGCGGGACTACCGTCTGTAAGTTGACTGATTTTTTCGTTTGCCATTAAAACACCTCTAGCCGCTTTTGCTGACGGGCCTTTTGAGACGCACACATCTTGCGGCGTGTCTCTTCAGAATGTTTACAACCTATCTTAGAATTGCTCATCTTCTTGCGATGCTCCACCGTAAAAGGAGGAAGTTTTCTACCTATTTTGGCGGCACTTATCTTCTTACGAATTTCATCTGGAAACTCTGGATGATGACCGCCTTGTTTTATGTTGTAGCCGTTAGGTGCCAAAGTTCCTTGCTTCTCAATCTGTTCTATCTCTATCTGGTCCAAATCTGGAAGATTGTCAACCTCGGCAAGAACAGATATCTCAAAAGCATCTTCCCCGTATTTACGAATGGCTTTATGAATGAGGTAGTCACTGCCTGTTTGTGCATCCGCACAATGCTTCTGCCAGCGTCGTTTCAAAGTTTGTGTAGTTTGTCCGACGTAACCTTTTTGGGAAGCCGAACAATAAATGAGATATACGAGCATTTACACCTCAAGCGCAGCTAGGGGAGCCGCCGTTTTGTAAACGAGGCTGCTATTCATTAGTAGCCTCCGGGATAAAATGGGTTCGCCGGCCCGAGATACGTGCTTCCAGGAGACGGCATGATCGCGTCTGTCGGGTAAATCCCCGCATTATCGCGCTCGCGATCTTGAGACGTAACCAAAACAGAAAGAGACTGCATCCACAAGGCTTGCTGATCTTGGAACTTCGCGCGCACCTTCGGGTCCTTAGAATGCATGAAGGAATAGGCGATGAAGCCGCGGCGGAAGTAGGCTGCGAAATCGTCCGGGACCGGATCGATTAATTGAGACAAGGCGATGAACTGTGGGGCTCGGGCTTGCCCAAATACGCGGGCTTGCCAGACCTTGCCTTGCTGTGAGGGGATAGGATTGAGGCGCAGGCCCTGGCCCTTGGGGTTTACGGCCGTCCAGATGCCTGTGCCGTCTGCGATCGTGGTGGCCGCGACGGTGGGGTTGGTAAGAGTGGGATATTGGACTGTAGCAGGCCAAGATGGCTGCGTGAGCCCTAGGGTACAACCGGCCGTCAGCGCGTTCGTCAGGACCCAGTAATTGCCATACGTTTGGTCCTGGATTTGAAGGAAGGGATTCGCAGGCTGGGCCGTGGCGCCAAGCAGGGCCCCGTAGACGCTCCCGGGGCCTGGGTTGCAGGCTCTGCTCTCTCCCAGGGTGTTTCCGCCGCCCCAGGTGCCGTAGACGAGCTGGTCGTTGGGCAGCCAATTGACCTGACCCGGCCGGCCGTATTGGACGTTGGTTTCGGGCAGATCTCGGTTCGTTTCAAGAGTGTATTTGTCCTTGGGGGACGACGTCGAGTTGACGTCCATCAACACGCCATACTCCAACCAGGAAAGGTTGAGCAGCGCCGGGGAGGCGAAGGCGTAGTCCTGTTGCCAGGAGTTGGTATAGAAATAGGGGAGGCGAATGCGATTCCACTTCGGGGCGAACGGGCGGGAAAGCATTGCGATCATAACGTCATTCGCAATCGTTAGGGCCGGTTCCTGGCTGAAGCCACCAGTAGAAAGTACGGGGTTAAGATCTGGGTACGTCCTCGCAAAATCCACGATACTTTGGAGCTTGGTTGTACTATTGCCCACGATATTTCTCCACGTATTCAGCGCCTTCCCTCATCAGGGTGGGGTTATCTTTGAAAAACCCTAAAGCTGAATTACATAATCGACACAAAAGTTTTCTAACTGTATTCGTAGAATGGTCGTGATCTATGAACTCAGCCCTACCATCACACGATGGGATTGCACACTTTCCTTTTTGTGCGTCATACATTTCTTTATATTCTTCTGGAGTTAGTCCGTATCTTTCCCTCAGAAGATAGTCTCTCATGATTTCTTTTCTTCGATCTTTGTTCTTTCGACCCCAAGCAACAGATCGATCAATATCTTTTTGATTTGCTTTTCTTAATGGACGCTCTTGCGTACGTTCTTTTGCACACGGTTTACACAAACTACTATATCCACCCCCACGATATCCCGCGTGCTTCGTGAAGTTCTCAAATGTCTTCCACGACTTACACCTTGAACACCACTTCTCTGTGTCCGTAAACTTTCTTGGTCTTCCCATTTTCGTTCTCCTGTTAAGAACGATCAGGGGAGAGTAACAGGCTCTCCCCCGATCTAGCCCCCGGTAGCGAGCCGAGAGCTGAATTGATTTATTGCTGGTCGCCGTACTCGTGACCATCCCACTCATACTGATCCTTCGGACGTTCTCTGTGTTCGATCTCCGAACGGATTTGTATGGCCTTGGGGT